AGTTTAACGAAACCACTATGATCAGTGGAAGTCCAAGAGTGGAGATAATCCAACATGTGCCAAGTCTCAGCAACGGGTTGAGCACGAACTTTGACAAGATACTGACTGCGTTCAGTATACCTATCTACTGGCTTGTCTCTGCTCGTCAACCTTTTCATTGTCTCTAAAATGGCTTTAAGTGGTGGGATGAAAGCACAAGATGCCTCAAGAGATAGTACTTTAGATCTGAGAACACCCTTGACCAAATGTTCAGGGGTGTTGACAGTCCAGCCAAGCTTAGCCATCATGCGTGATACCTTGGGACCCAAGATAGTACCATGAGAGGTTGGCCAAAATCGGCTGGAACAAAAGGTGAGATCATAAGAATTCTCCCTTAGTACTAACTCGGACCTAAGTCCTGCCATTGCGTAGACCTCCGGCGACAAAGGAGCCAGAAATGACCGTCTACGCAAAGCATTGTCATCACCTAAAACAATGAGCTTAATCATACCTAGCAGCTCTTTAAGCTTAATACCTGGATTACAGATAGCTAGGTTGAGTACAGTGTCTATAGCATTGCTCATTGAATTACCACTAGAAGTATCTGGACTGCCAGAGGCCATTGTGCCCTCTATCCAGTATACAAAGCCATTTGGTGTGGCACCACGCCTGATAGTCGCCTTCCACATGAGTCGAAGAACAAAGGCAGGTATCCCAAACCTACCCATGACATCTAAGGAGCGGCGCAATTTGCTCCGTGACTGTGTGGAATCATAACGGCTAAAGTCGGTTTCTGAATCACGATAATCGGGATTGTTGTGGCCTAATTGATCAAACCACTCACCAATTTCTTCTCCAGTGGAACCAGCCGAATAATAAATTGGGCTATCTTTGTTCCATACCCGTGTTAGGGCCTTAGAAAAGGCCCAAACCCACGGTCCGACAACAACATTAAACTCGTCCTGGCACCCCTGAATTAGCCTAGGATCAGACTCAGCGTACTCGGTAGGAGTGGCATTGAGGAGCATTTCCATCTTCATAAAAGATTTTAACCGAGTAGCTCGATGCTCATCCTCAATTTCCTGACCATAGAGATCATATATCTGTTGATGTCTCTTCTTAGTGGCCGCTGGGAATCTGTCATTCCATGCTGAGAAATTATACACTAAATGTGTCTCAGCCATGGGAAACAGAAGTTCATAGTTGATTTCTACGAATAGTTCACTTAATTCATCATAGTTAGCATTCGGGTATGCCCTAACATCTAAGCCCCTATTGAACAACGCGCGTCTATCGTTGGCCGGGCAATTAGCGTTAATATTTGGACTATACTCCGGAAATAGGATGCCCCCCCCTGTCAGACTTTCCTTGGGCACATCAATTTTATCGGAAAAGTCTGACACGACTGGGCAGGGACCTCCTTCATAGGCAGGGTGAAGAGGCTTAATAGGTTTCTCTCCCACGGTGCCCTTAACTAGGACGTTGGCATCTAAAGGAATAATACCGTAGTCTGGCATTGTGAAGTTTGTATGAGTTGTCTCTCTTTCCTGCATAGCATTAAGGTACTGTTGTTGAGGAGTAGGCCGGCTTTTGAAACGAAACTGGCGAACCATGAAGACAACAAACAGGGTAGAACCTACAATAGCTGAAGATGCAGTATGAAGGTTACGCCACTTCAGCAGTGGCAAAGCTGGAATGATGGATAGGACTAAGCCTACCCAATTGGGAAGTTTGTATGGCATATCCAGCTTTAGTAACGCATTGATTACTGGGAAACGGGAAGCGTTATCACGCAACACCGTTGTCATCACCGCTGATTCAGTGTCCAAATGTAGTGTGTAACCCAAAGCCACACCAAAAATAATGGCTTTAGATATGAGATGTGGAGGCAAGTTGTAAGCCTTAATTCTCATTCTAGCTTGGGCAATCATAGATGATAAGGTAGTGGGGTCTCTGGCTTTGAGGACCGTCCAAGCTGCCATTTCATCTACGAACCCTTTGGGCACTATACAGGACTCAGTCCTATCTGAATCAACTCCCAGCACGAATTTGCCGTACGAGTAGAGCGTGTCTATGTGGATGGTGGAGTTGACAAGTTCTACGGAGGCTGCTTTATCTAAGGCTGAATGAAAGCCAGCTCCAGTGAGGGGTACGGCACCGTAATAATTAGAGTCCTTCAACATGGGCTTAAAGCCCCGATATCCTATACTAGGTTGTAAAGGGATACCGCGAGGAGCAGGCGTGAATAACATAATGACGCTATTCGGTAAAGACTGAATAATTGACCATGCTATAGCTGACACGCCGTCAGCTGATTGAAAGTATCCGGTATTTAACCAGGACACACTAGCATGGTGGTATGGAGTAATGTTTCCACGGGAGTACATAGTTATCCTCATATCAGGATCAACCATGTATTGTGCTTCTCCCTCCGCAAAACAACCATACGCGTCAGGAAACATATGGTGAAG